GGCTTGTTCTAGCGTGATAGCAAGATGATGGTAAGTTCGTGCGGCACTGAACGCAACAATGTGTCCACCTGGCTTGAGCACACGCAAGCACTCTTGATATGTTTCTAACGCACCTGTGTTGGCGTCCCAGTCTTTGCCCAGGAAGTCTATACCGTAAGGTGGGTCTGTGACTATGGCGTCTATGCTGTTGTCCGGGATAGTTTTTAGGGTGTCTCGGTTGTCGCCCTGTAGGATCTGATAGTTCATGTTAGTGTTTTGTTGGTTGTTGAGGTTCAAGTGACCAGTCAAGATAGCACAGCTGGCACACAATAGGTTCGTCTGGATCCTGCAGTTCATACACTTCGTTGTCTGAGTTCAACAGGCTCATGAGTCTGGTAAACAGCTGGGTGCATGGTCTACACAAGGCTGTGGCGCCATCCGCAGCACTCACAAGATGTGTGGCAGGCTCAAGATTGGGCTGCATTGGGCACAGGGATACCTGCTGCTCTGGGCAGCATGTCAGCAAGAAACGCACCACGGTTGTGACTGCGTGTGCCGTGATAGTGTATGATTCTGGCTTGTCCCAAGGGCAGGTTGTTGAATTGTGCATGTTCAGCCAGTTCGGGCAGAGTTATACCTGACTCAGCTTGCCAGTTGAGTTCGGGATGGTGTGCATCTTCCCAGCTGAGTCCTTGTGACCAAAACATGTGATTGAACATCAGCTGTTCATGATCATAGATACTGTTGTCCCAGGCCTCAAATTCGCGATCGCCCGTGGCCCATACTTCTGGACTCATGTGTGCAGGATAGTATCGCACAGCACAATTGAAGTAGTTGGGAAACTCACTGTGTCGGGGTGGTGTGGTCCAGTTGAACAAGCGGAATTCTGGCCAGCGTCCAAATATCTCCACAGGCTTGACCATCACTGTGTCACTATCCACAAACAAGATGTTGCAGGGTTCACTATGCCACAAGTCACGGATCTGTGTGTAGTTGTTCTTGAACATGGCCAGTCTAGTGGGCTGTTCTGCATCTATCACAATGCCAGTCCAGGAACCACGCAGGTTCTGTTGCACACTGGCTAGACTGGCTTGAAACATGGCATCATAGCTTTCACGCACTCCAGGTGCGCCTGCTGGTTCAATACCATGATCTCCCAGCACTTCAGTTACTGAACAATTGGTCCATACCACATAGTTTTTCATTTGGGTTCCATCCATATCCATTCGCCTGCCTGGGGTCTACATTCGTTGATCAAGATCCATTTTTCTAGATCCCAGTATTGGTCCAGCACCCGGTGATGGCCTGGATTTCGGCCACCGCTGCGTATCACACGGCACCGGTGTGTCTCAGCAAATCGATCCTGTAGCAACTGTGTGATACCAGGCACAAAGCATTCATGCGATTCCACCAGGATTCTAGTGTGTGTGAGTGCAGGTGTCTGTGCTGGATCCAACAGCTCGCGTTCTGCACCTTCACAGTCCATGATCACAAAGGGCCTGCGAGCTGTGGTCAGTAGGTCTTGTAAACTAGCGGGGGTGATGCTGTCCAGTGTTTCTACGGTGACACCATTGGCTGCGGCAGTGGCTGCTGTGATTGTTCTTGCTCTTGAATCTGTGTCCACAGCAATGGTTCTACAGGTCATTCTGCGAGCCATGCCCACAGCATAGTAGCCTTCTGCTGAACCCACATTGATCACAAGATCGCAGGGTTCAATAAACACACGCTTGATGTATTCTTGTAGTTCTTGTTCATACACGCCCAAGAGCTTGGCTGCTGTGTCGCCATCGCCCCAGCACACTTCGGGCGTGAGCTGCAGGCCGGTGAATGGACCTGTTGTGACCAGGCCCGCAAGCTGTGTATACAATGGTCCCAGCAGTTGTGCTCGGTGTGCCAGTGTTAGGTTTTGTAGTTCTTGTATGTTCATTTCTTGGGTTCTGGTTGGTGTTCAGGTCTTGGTTGCTTTTGACCAAAAGTCTTTTCCCAGTTGCTTTTGAACTGCTCTCTTGGAATCTGAATTGGTCTTGAATTACTGCCCTTGCTCATGCATCTCTTCCTGCATATTTCAACAGCAGATGACTGCGCCAAGGATCTTCTGGATCTGGACACAGGGTTTCCACAAACTGTTTTAGGTCCATGCTCACACCATCAATCTGAAAACGGTGTTGTAGTCGAGCAAAAGTCTGTTGCATGTAGGCCTGTGTCTGATTGTTCCAGATTGCGTTTTGTTGTGCTTGTGAGTATTGTCCTGGATGTAACTGTCCTGACAATAGTCCAGGTCCTGAATACTGCGCTGCTGACTGTTGATGTGCGCTGCCAGGAAATTCTGCATTCTGACCCAGCAGTGAATTGAGTAATGTGTTCATTGTGTCCTCCATGCAAGTATTTATACGAATTGTTATCCTGCAGGATTGAAACTTTTCTTCCAGGCTGGCTTGTGGCTGTCGTCTTTTGGTTTCAGCATGCTGGCTCGTTGTTGTCGCATGCGTTCTTGTGGGCTGAGGTTGTCCCAGGGTTCGCAGATGCCTTGCAGGCAGGCCAGGAGTGCATAACGGGCTGAGTCAATGCAGTCATCTGGGTCCGAGAATCGTCCTTGGCTATCTACATAGTAGTTGGAAGCCTCACGCAGGAAGTCCACACAGTTCTCATTGACCTGTAGGCTGCCCACTTCCAGCATCTGTCGCATCTGGTTGATGCCATAGCTCTTGTGATTGGTCACACGCCCTTGTGCATCTGGTGGATTCATTATGGCTGATTGATACACATTGAGTTCATACTGTTCAAACAGTTCTCTAATGCTGCTGGAGCTCATGGTGTAGCGGCCAGCTGTGTTGGCATCCGCAGGCAGCACAATGGGTGTGCCATACACTTCGGGTCGTAGGAGATGATTGATATACTGTGTGGGCACAGCTTCTTCTATGCCCTGCACCACAATCTGTTTGTGCAGCCAGGCTGTGCGTTCATATGGTTCCCAGTACATGAGACTGATCACTGTTTTGTCATTGACCAGGCCCAGGTCCAGTGCTATCACACGCTGTATATTTCGCATCTCTTGAAACGGAACATCGCCTGTGCGGTATGTGGGCCAGGTGCGTATCTGAAACACAGCCCCCTTGCCCATGACGGGCTTGCCTTGCATACGGGCTTCACGCTCGTGTGGCAAATAGTCTCGCGATAGCTGTTCGCGTGTGTGAGCAAGTAGGAATGGTTCGCCCCATAGATCATACTCAGGAACATCGTCCCAAGCAACACGAACATAATCATATCCCGCTTCTCGATTCCAGAATTTTGATACCAAGCCATTTAGTCCTTTGAGTGGTGTAAAGCTGCACATGATCATGCCCTGTGTGGTGGCAGTTCTTGTGACTATTTCTGAGAAGAAGTCATCAGGTGGTTGCTCATCAAACACAGCAAGATCCAGTTTGAAACCCTGTAACTGTCGCACTTCTTGTGTGTAGTTGGCAAACAACAGATATGATTTACCGCCTGACACATGCCGCACTTCCACACCAATAGCATTGGCACCATCGCCACGCATGGTTTCCTGCACAATGGCACTTCGGGGTATGGCTCCTGTGCCCAATTGGTCCTGCAACTTGACATCTGGTGTGCCCAACAGTTCTTGTTGCAGCACCAGGGCCACCTGGCTCCAGCCTTCACCGGCCACCATCACAGTGATGGGTTTGCGGAATCTATGGCCGGTCCACCAGTCAGGATACTGTCCTGTGAGATGCATGGCAGTTTCATAGCAGGTTGATACAGTCTTACCAATCCTGTTGGCAGCTAGAATACCTCTGCGACTGCTGTGTATATTGAAGAAGCTGACCTGATGTTCAAAGGGTCTAAAGTATTTGAGCTGGTTGTAGGCCATGTCATCACTCACACCAATCACCAGGTCCTGCAGCAGGAGCTGTTGGTGCTGGTCTAGTGTGGTCCAGGCTTCAGGCGGGATACTATGACTGTCCAAGACCCAACGCAGGGCACGCCGCATGAGTACACTAGGATCAAGCATGAGTCATCCTGTGATGTATCAATGCACAGTATTCGGAATCTATTTCTGTTCCTACACTGTCAAAGCCCAGTTGTTGAGCTGCCCACATTGTGGTGCCAGCACCTGCAAAAGGATCGTATATTCTGCTGGAACTGTCAGCCCAGGTACTCAGTTGGTCTAGAGCCAGCTGTTCTGGCATGAGTGCAGGATGCTGACTCAGCTGTTTGTTCTTGGTGGTGTGGCCACCGCCAATGGTGTATTCAAACACATTGCGTAGTTTGGTCTGAGCATTGCGTGGAGTCTTCTTGTAGGTCAATGCACCATCCTGTCCACGGTATTTCATCATGGCATCACCTGAATACTTGGCAGCAACCTGAATGGGATTGAACACTCGAGGTGTGTGTTTTGAGAACACAAACAGGTATTCCCAGGCTTGATGATATCGTCGGGTGGTCCGATTGGTAGGCATGGGATTGCGTTTGACATAGATCATGGTGTCATGCAGTCTTAGACCCAGGCTCATGAAATACAAGGCCTGCCGCATGCTGGTGCCTGACTCAGAACCTGCTTGAGTGGCGTCTGCAAT